CATCCAGACAGCAGAGTTCACAGAACAGGGAGCGTTCTATGTGGACAAGTCTGGCAACGCCGTTTTTAAGAATCGTCAGTTTGTCTATGATGCTCAAGCAGTAGCTCCTACTAAGTTCTCTAACGCCACAGGATCTTCAGACATTTCTTACGCTGGAATCACCTTTGCTCACGATGACAAAACAATCGTCAATCAAGCTACGGTGACTCGCATAGGAGGCACTGCACAGACCTACTCAGATGCCACATCTGTTGCACAATACTTCTTGCACTCTGTTACAGCCGAGCAAATGCTTATGCAGACAGATGCTAATGCCCTTGCTTTGGCAACTGCCTATGTTACAAGCCGCAAAGATACCACTATAAGAATTGAATCCATCATGCTGGACTTGGTAACCCTTGCTTATGGGGCTGGCATAGTCGCAGCTTTGGATCTTGACTATTTTGACACAATGGAAATCACCAATGTGAATGTGTCGGGAACTACCATTGTCAAGAAGCTTCAGTGTCAGGGAATTGCTCACAGCATCACTCCTAACACTTGGAAAACGACATTGACCACGCAGGAAGCTTTGCTCGATGTTATGTACTAGAATTGACCCTATGAAAGAGGTGTGCTGATGGCTGTTGGACTTCCACTAAAAACGACCTATGCGAATGGAGATGTCTATTCCGCATCGGATGTTAATGATACTAATGGCACAATCAACGCTTATCTTGCGCCTTCGCTTGGATATTCTGCTGGCAAGAACAAGATTATTAACGGTGCTTTCAATGTGTGGCAACGCGGAACATCATTTACAACCAACGGTGTTTATACAGCAGATCGCTGGAAAATGGATTGGATTGGTTCTACTCCAACAACTTGGTCAGTATCTCAACAGACATTTACAGCAGGTACAGCACCAGTTGCAGGATATGAATCTCAGTATTACGCACAGATAAGTGTTACAACAGCAGGTTCAACAACTGCTGGATATTGGTATCAACGCGTTGAAGATGTAAGAACTTTTGCAGGTCAGACAGTTACTTATTCATTCTGGGCTAAAGCAGATTCAGCCCGAACAATTACTATCTATCCTTACCAATCATTCCCAGCAACAGACTGGACTGGCACAGGTCAGAATGTAACGCTAACAACTTCATGGGCGCGTTACTCAGTAACTTTTGATATGGCATCGGTATCAGGTAAAACCATTGGCGCGAATTCATTTATGGCTGCACTTATTTACTGGCCAGTTGCAAGCGGTGCAAGTTACCAGACTTGGGGTCATCAACTAGAAGCAGGTTCTGTTGCTACAGCGTTCCAAACTGCAACTGGAACTATTCAAGGTGAATTGGCTGCTTGCCAAAGGTATTACACGAGATTTAGTAGGGGTGGAACAATCCATCTTGCATCAGGTGGTATTGCTGCAACTTCAAATGATGCTTATTATTTAGTTCCATTACCAGTAACAATGAGAGTTATTCCAACATCAGTTGAATATAGCAATCTTTATTGGCAAGCAATTTCAGGTGGTAGTGGTACTTTTTCTACTGCATCTATTAATGCTGACACAACAAGTTCTGCAATATTTATTAACTGTGGCGGTGCATCAGGTTTAACTGCTACAACACGACCATATTTCTTAATGGGTCAAACTTCATCTTGTTACCTTGCTTTTAGTGCGGAGTTATAAAAATGGATAATGTATCTTTTATTGAAGTTACAAATTATGATGGCTCAACAACACAATACGCCATTATTGACAGAGGCAACGAAGAATTTACTTCAATGCTCAAATCAACCTATGATGAAATGATTGCTCAAAGTGAAGCCAATACTCTGTAAAGCAGGGCAACAACTTCGTGAGCAGATTGATGATGCGTATATCGAGCGCAAGCGTCACAGCGATGGCTGGATAGCCGATCGTGCCCATTCGTTGCGTAAGAGTGACCACAATCCCGATCCGTCTAACGGAATCGTCAGGGCTATTGATGTGGATAAGGATCTCGACTCACGAGCCAGCACAGGTGCTTATCTTGCCGACCAAATACGCCAATGTGCCAAGAAGGACAAGCGAATTTCCTATGTCATCTATGCAGGAAAGATTGCATCCAGAAAATCACTTTTCCGTTGGAAAAAATATAAGGGAATCAATTCTCATCACGCTCATATCCACATTAGTTTTACTAAAGAAGGCGACCAGAACGGTAGCTGGTTTGATATCCCGATGCTAGGAGCAGGAAATGAAAATAACTAAAAGCACAAAGAACGCAATCAAGTCCTACCTTAAGGCTGTTGCGGTATCAGCAATTACATTAGGACTTGCACTCGTTGCAGACATCCGTCCAGAGTATGCAGTTCTTGCATCCGCTTTAGTTGCTCCTATTGTCAAGTATCTAGATCCGTCTGATGAACAAGTGGGATGAGCCCTCAAGATTGGGCGGCTGTTGTAGCTGTTGCGCTGACCGTTATTGGTTCATTCATTGGATCAGTCAAATGGTTGGTAAAGCACTATTTAAGCGAACTAAAAAATAATGGTGGCAGCTCGATGCGTGACCAAATTACTGCGCTTGAAGCGCGTGTTGAAACGATTATTCGTATCTTAGAGAGGTAACAATTATCTCATGGCAAGGAAAGCGACTAAAGCTCTAGAAGAGCAAGGCTATTCACCGCTTGATGCTTTTTGCATTGGGCTGCATGAATACTACAAATCATTGAAACGAGCAGGCTTCAGCGAGTCCGTTGCTTTGTTTATGATCACTGAGCCACAAGCTTATCCTGCTTGGATTTTGCCTACACCAATCGAACCCGAAAAATTCGGCGATTACGAGGATGACGATGAGGATGAATGACAAAAACAAAATCTCGAATTTTGGTTATCAGCGACCTTCAAATTCCGTATCACCACGAAGCAGCAGTCAAGAATTTAATTAAGTTAGTTAATCGAGAGAAGTTTGATTTAGTCCTAAATACGGGTGACGAGCTGGATATGCAGGCTCAGTCGAAATGGGCGAAGGGCACAGGATTAGAATGGGAAGGGCAGCTAGATGCTGATAGAACGACTGCTCAAAACATTCTCTGGGATTTACGCACAACAGATATTACTCGCAGCAATCACACAGATCGGCTCTACCACACACTCCTTCGAGGAGCACCAAGCCTAATCGGATTACCAGAGCTTGAGTATCCAGCATTTATGGACTTCAAATCTCTCGGTATTCGCTTTCACAAAAAGCCATTCGAGTTTCATCCTAATTGGGTTCTAGTCCACGGTGACGAGGGATCAATGAATTCCAATGCAGGCCTCACAGCTTTAGGTCTAGCCAAGAAATTCGGCAAATCCGTAGTCTGTGGTCATACTCATAGGGCAGGCATCAGTGCCTATTCTGAGGGCATAGGGGGCTCATACAGGACTTTGTGGGGTGTAGAAGCAGGGAATGTTATGGATAAGAAAAAAGCCTCTTATCTCAAGGCTGGGGCTGCTAATTGGCAGATGAGCGTGGCTATCTTAGAAACCCATGGAAAGAACCTAACTCCTATGCTAATTCCTATCAATAAGGATGGCTCATTCACTGTGTATGGCAAGACCTACGGTTAAGTAAAGGCTAAGGATTCTTAAGTAAAGGTTCATCATGGACACCCTAATAACGGACATTTCACCCATATATCGCACTATTGATGACTCGATGGACGACACAGAATTGTTACCATTTCGTTATCAAAATGTGCTTGATTTCGTATAACCCTGTGCGACACTAATCCTGTAACCAATCGAGGGCATTGGTTACGGAAAGGCAAGACGATGGGCGCAATGAAGGCAGTTTATATGGACATGGCTGAGGATTTTGAAAACCTCACAGAAACATCAATGCAGTTCAAAGGCAATAACTGGGAAGCTCAGGATGGTCGCTTTGAAGGCAAAGTCAATTACGATCTAGATTACATCTACTGGTTCGACAACTATGCCAATCTCATGGCAGCTCGCACCATCTTGCAGGACTTCGGCAACAGTTGGGAAGTTTTGTTTGATGATGCTCTAGGTCAATGGACAATCATCACTGACTATCAATCAATATGTTGGAGCAACTAATGTCGTTATTTATGTGCTTCGTATTCGGAGTTGTATTTACAACCATTGGGTACTACATGGGAATTACAATCGGTAAAGAGCAAGGCCATAGAGATGGCTATCTGAGAGGTCGTGCAGTTTCACGACAAGAATTCTGGAGAGAATAAGTGGATGCTAAAAACCTACTCATTGAAGCAAAGTCCGTCATTGAAGATCGAGGAATGGACTACGGACACCCATCGGACAATATGGCAAGAACCGCAAGATTGTGGAGTG